CCAACCGTTTTTCTGCAGGTGAATCGTGAACGTCACCGGATAGAATGACGTGCCGTTGCGCTTCTCCTTTGCTGCCACCGTCACCGATTGCATTTTCGCTTTGCCAATCGCAACGCTGAAACCATCAATCGTGAACACGTCATTGTTGACCGCGTCTTGATAACTCAAAATCCAACTGGGGACTGCTGCCAAATTCTTCGTTATGGTCACCGTTCGCCGGCTGTCGTCCATCATTGCGGGCGGGTCGTAGTAATCGCCGAAACTGTTTAGAATGGCGTGTCCGCTGGTGTCCTCGACGGCAACTTTCTGGAATTGCTCACTGCCCCAAGTAATGATGGCCGGGTCGTTGATTGGATTTGTTGTCAGCTCGTATTCGCTGGAATACTCCGCTGTGACAATCCAGCCTTTCCAAGGGTTATTGTTTTCGACTTGCAGGCTGACGCAAAACGCCCCGGCGTCCGATGGATACGCCGAACCAATCAACGGCAATCCTGACGCGCTGCCGACTGCGTATGCGTCGTCCGATTCGCTGGAAGTCTCCAGCTTCCAGCGTCGCGAATATGTCCGCACGCCTTTTGAGTTTGTCGCGCTGCGTCCGCCCGCATCTTCGCCCAAATTTGTTACGGCCATTACGGCACCCCAACGAATTCTTTGATCTTGCCCATCACGCCGCCGCCTTTAATCAGCTCAACGATATCCACCAGCGGCTCGACGGTCGCTTTCGTTTGCTTCTCTGTTGCCGCCAGCAGCGGATCGCGCTTGCCCATCATTGCGCCTACAATTGCGGAATACGCATCAGCACTGCCCTTCTGCATCGCCCCGGCCAACCGTTGCTCCTGCTGTGGCTTTGATTCGCTTTGCCCAAACATACCCGAGAACTGATTCAGCATCGCGGCCCCCTCAAAAGCTTTCTGCTGCATCACATTCACGCCAGCCCCAAACAGCTGCTTTCCGAAATCCGCGGCTCGTTCGAAAAACGATGTCGGCCCAGCCTTCGGCATTGCGGGCTGTTGTGGCAACAAATCGAGATTTGGCTTGACTTCGGGTTTCGGCTGTGGCTTCAGTCGGCTCAGCACGTCATTCAGTCGCGCCACCGCCTGATCCACCCCAGTAGGCTGCGGCGCAACTGGTGCCCGTGGCTTATTGCCTCTCACTGCGTTTCCGATTGCCGTCCCGATCATGTTCGGGACGAACATGACCACAGATTCAGCGATGCCCATCGCTTGGCGTTTGCCCTCAGCCTGCAACCACGCCAGCATCTCCGACCACTTCTGCTTTATGCCCTCAATCGCCACGTCGAACGATGCCAACAATACGTCTTTGAAAAATCCCAGCTTGTCACCCAACGCCCCGATTGACTCAATCATGTCGCTGGCCCAATCCAGCAATTTCGTCGCGTGTGGCAACGCCTGATTTCCTATCGCTGTGGCAACCACCAGCACATTGTTTTTCAACCGCGCAAACTGCCCGCTCAGGCTGCCGCTCAGCTTGCTCAGTGCGTCCGTCTGCAAGCTCATTTCGTACAGTGCCTGCCGCACGTCGTTGAATGAAATTTGCCCTGCACTGGCTGCGGCTGCCACATTGCCGAACCGCTTCGCCAGATGCTGCATCAGCATGATGTTGCGTGTGGAAAACTCCTGCAGGTCCTGCAGGCTTGCCGCGCCAGTCGTTCGCAGCTGTGCAAACATGCGTGTTAATTCGCCGATGCTGTTGTCCGACATCGCCGCAATGTTTGCCAACATTGCCAAATCGCTTGTCAGTTCCTTGATTGGCGTCTGCACGCCAAGCAACTGCACGGCAGCGGCTTTAATGTCCATCTTGCTGAATGGTGTGGCTCCGGCGAATGTGTTCAGCGTGTCCACCAATTCAGCGGCGGTTTTTGCGCTGCCAGTCAGCACCTCCAACTGAATCGCCAACTTCTCTGCATCGGCTGCCAGCGTCAGCATTCCGCCACCGGCCAGCACCGCACCCAATCCCGACAAAACCAGCCCCAGCGGCCCCAATGCGGACGATACAAACGCCTTTATCGCCGCCCCTGTCGCCTTTGCCACTACGCCCAGCGTGGCCATCGGATTTATCACCGCACGCAATGCCGACGCCACACCACGCAACACGCCCTGCAATGCTGTGCCAACAAATCCCAATCGGCTCAGGATGCCTTGTGTTGCACGTCCGGCAAGCCCGACGGCAAAGAGGGCAGTTGCAACCGCTTTGAGTCTCGGGGGCAGCAGGTCGAACAAATACCGCAGGATCTTGATTTGCAGCTGCAATGCCTTGAACTGTACAAACAACTTAAACGCACCGCTTGCCAATCCGATGAATGGCCCAACAACTGACAGCATAGCCCGCGCCAAAAACATCACCACACCTGCCACCGCCTTCAACGGCAGCAACAACACCTTTGCCGCCTGCGCCAGCATCGACACAGCAGACCACAGCAACCGCAACGGGACCAGCAGCATTCTGGCACCGTCCGCAATGACCCCAAACACCCAAGCCAATGACTCAAGCGTCCTGCGTGCCGCGATTGCTCCGATCAGCACCGTGTGCAGGCCATGCGATGCAGTCGCGGTGCCTGTGGCCACCAGATTCCCGGAACTGCCCAGCATGGTCGCCGCAACAGACGCCGCGTGTGTGGCTGCTGCAGCCTTGTCAACCAATTCCTCATACCGGCGCACCTGCTCTGCTGCGGCCTGTGTGGACACGCCCAAATCGCCCATGCGTTTGCTCGCTGCGTCCAGTTGCTGCGGAAGCTCCCTTGACGCACTCAGGCTGTCCAACGAATGCGCGGCTTCGGCGGTGCGTTTTGCTGCAGATCCGAACGACTGCAACGCCTGCTGACTGCGCTGCATCGCTTGCTGAAAGCTTCGGGTGTTTGCCTCCAGATTAACTACCAGGCTTCCGACGCTCGCCATTATTTGCCCGCCAATCTCTGCAGGTGTTTTCCTATCGCGTCGGCAGACTCTGCAGGACTCAACTGCCGATCCTCTGACCGTGGCAACCACGGCGCAAAATCCGCAGCCTTCATTGACGCCCCGCAGAACCCTGCAACCAGCTCACCAATACGTGCCAGAATCAACTCAATCCCACGGACTCCGACCGGCTCCACAACATCGGCAATCTGCCATTCTCTCCACTGCTGTGGCGTCATAGCGTCCAGCATTGCATCGGGATCACTCCAGCCCGTTGCCAATGCCAGACGCAACGCCAAACGCCGCTCGGAATCCCGCCTCAGTTTCCCACGGTGGCCTCAATGTCCTCCTTCGTAAACCCACTCAACCGCTGTGCTACGTTGACAATCCGCTCCAGCACATCGGCCCGCTTCTGCCCGATGGCCTGCACGTCCTCCGGCAGGAAGATTGCCTGCCCGTTGTCGTCCTTGCAACAGGCCACCACCAGCCGCTCACGGAACTCCTGCACTCGTGCATCAATCGTCTGCCCGTTTTTGCCAGCGAACTGCTTTTCGAATGCTGTTCGCTCGCGTGCGGTCATGCCCCACACCGGAATAACTGCCCCGGCCTGCAGTTCGGGAATTGGCACGTCCTCCTTCGGACGATCGGACAACCCCGCCAGAAACGCCCCACGGTCCACCACTAACCTACTCATCGTCAGCCCCTCCAGAATTCGGCCCGAGTATTTCTGACCCGTCCGCATTGTACCCCAGCAACTCGCCGCGCTTAAAACGCTCGCGGTCCTCCGGATCAATGCCACGTGCCAGCATTTCCCGCGCCAACAACACCTTATCCCGGCCCTGCCGCCAATTCGGCACAGCCGCCTCCGCTTCATCGTCCGCCGGTTCTGCATCACCATTGCCGACCAGCAACTGAACCGCCCTGCGGTCCACGTCAATCACAGTTCCAGCACGCCAAAACAATACACCACCGGCCCGCTTCTCGATGCCATCGTGAACCGTGCCGGGTGGTGCGTTCAAATCCTGCCGTATCAACCGGATTCTCATGTTGAGTACGCCAGCAGGCCAGTCAGCTTAATGGACACATCGGCCTTCAGCCCGTCATTCATCGCGCCGGTGAAACCAAATGTCAGCCCGGCCCCGGTGAATGCGGATGTCGTTGGCGTCGCATCGGTGAACGTGATGTTGTAGATCATGTCCGCCGGCGTCGTCAGCAGGTCCGTCAGTGCCTGGTGTGCCGCCAAGTCCACGTCGTAGAACATGCTGAAATCAAACGTGCCGCCCTCGGTGTATCCCGTTTGGCTGTATTCCTTCCCCGCTCCGCTCGTGTCAATCGTCGTGGCATCGTAGGTTTCCGACTCCGCGCCGCTGTGACTGAACTCCGTGATTTGTCCAATTGCCGTCAAAACGCTGGCAATCGTGCATTTAATAACCGTGCCTTTGACCTTCAATTTTGCCACGATTGGCTCCCTTCATTTTGACTTGAAAAACCGTTCCGTTGACCGTTCCATTGCAGCCTGCATCGCGGCCCGTGCTCGCTCGTTTGCTCGCTCTTTGGCCCGCTGTGCAAAATTCGGCTGCTGTGCTTTCAATATGCCGCGATTTGCTCGGGTGCGATTCGTGAATCGCTGCCCAGTCTTGAATGAACCCAACACCCACCAATGCCACGTGCCTGACGTGATCCCAAGCCCCCGGCTGCCCCTGTTGACGTTCTGCCGGTTTATATGTTTACCCACACCAACACCCACACGCCCAGCCACCATTGTGCTGCTCGTCTTGCGGTCAAATCTGTAGCCGACCTCCGCCGCCATGTGCTGCACCTGTGGCTTCATATCTTCTTGCATCTGCTCGCCAATGGCCCGCAACCCAGCCCGCACCACAGACAACGCCAACCCACGCTGCCCGAACTCAGCGAAGTCCGCAAATAACACCTCCACCTCGCGCAGGCCCTGCAGATTCACGTTGACCGTCATGCGTACCTCATTTCATTCCCGCTGACGTCGAAGCCGTTGGGTGTCACCACCTCGAACGCTGCTGCCCCGTCTTTGCGTGCATGAATGCGATACGTTGTCCGTGCTGTGTCGGACCAGTCAAAAGGTGGAATGCCCATCGCTGGACATTCCACCGTCCACGTATAGCTGACTCCGTTGACGGTTCGGCTGATGATGTCACCAACCGCAGGTGTTCCCAGTGTGTAGCTTGCGACTGACACCAGCCAATCGCAGGCTTCCACCACCGTCTCGGATGTCTCGTCAATGACAACCTTCTGGCTCTGCCCCTGAACGGCGTCGGCAATTGTCACCACAGACGCGCCACGGGTAACCGTAACGGACACGCCTGCGGTGCGTCGGATCATTTTCAGACTCGCTCCAATCGCTGACTCAAGAGCAGATGCCACGTCAGGTCTCCAACGCTTCAGTGCTCAGCAGCTGATCGGTGACGATGATCGGCACACCGAAGGCTTCCTGCGGAAACGGTGCAGGTGCGCCCGTGCTGTTCGTCGCCGTTCGAGACTGCTGCAGCTGTCGCAGGCTGCGTCGGTTCATGACCAGAATTGTCGGCTGGCTGTCAACCGGGAATTCTCCGAGCAATTCGGAAATCAGATCATCGGTCAGGCCCTTGCCGCTGTCGGCTGTCAGGTTTGCGATACGCCCGACGGAATACGCACCGCCCATCTGCAGACCAACCCACACGCTCGCAGGCGTCCAGTACGCCGGATAAAACCCGGTCGAACCAGCCACACGCTGCACGGTCGTTTCGCCGATGTCGATAGTGTCTTTCGTCACCATTGCAACATCGTCGATACCCATGCGGATGGCGTACACGCTCGAAGCCGTCGCGGCTGTCGTGCCGCCTGCATCAATTACCATCTGATCGGCAAGCGCGTCCAGATAGGTGCTGTTCATGAAGCCCGAGAACCCTGCAGCGTCGCCGCCGGTTCCCGTGCCGTAGAACACCTGTTTTTCGAGCTTTGCCAGTGCTGCCTGCAGGTGTCGCGCACCTTCACGGGCAATCAATGCCTCAGCTCCACCGTCACGCCACGCGTCGGCCACGGCCATATCGACGGCAAAGGAGAAATCGACGATCTTCAGCGAAACTGACACCACAGTGTCTTCGCTGTTGTCGTTCTCGCGCCCATCATTCTCGGACCGGAAACCCACAACCGGAGATCCCGTGTACTTATTGTACTTGTGGGTGGTTCCGCCGTCTGCTGGTGCAATGCGCGGCATTCGTGCC